CTCTGTAAATTGAGGATCTAGGTTCAAGTGTTTCTTTATTGTAGGGAGATCTATAAGCATGGTTATTTATCTTTTATTGTTAATAAAGTAGAAGGGGAGATTTAGGAATAGCCGGGGTCTCCCCTTCATTATTACTGATTATGACAGTTGAGTGTGTGTGTCATTGTTTAGGCAGTCTGAGTGGTACCGAAAGCAAATGCCTCATCACGAACAACAGCAGCGTCCATGTAAGCATTTACAACGATAGTCACCTGACCATTACCCAGAGAGGCAACGTCACGAACAACGTCCAGCTGAATGTTATCCCAAGTAGCGATAACCAGGTTGCTGAAGTCACCGTAAACGATATCCTTGTTCTTTACGTGAGTAGTAGACAGAACGGGAGTACCATCGATCTCACCATTCTCCATTACCAACTCAGTAGTCTTAGCGCTCTTAGCCATACCACGGAGGTCAGCCTTTGCACTAGGAGCAACGATATACTTGCACTCACCATATACGTTAGCAGACTCTACGCTAGCCTCAAGAGCGGTAATACCAGCAAAAGCAGTGATAACGGTCTTGGTCTTACCATTGAACATACCACCAGGCTGTGTAGTAGAACCAGCAGCAGAACCCAGAATGGTCTCCTCAATCTTAGCGTTGATAGCATTGATGATATCGTTACGGATAGCCTGCTCAATACCAATAGAATCCTGAGCCAGGAGCTCCAATGATACAGGATACTTAGCGGTGATACGCTTTGGAGTCAGGGTCTTGCTTGTGAACTCACCAGAACCATCAACAGCAGCGCCCTTCTCAGCAGCCCATGCTACTGATACAGCACCCATCAAAGGAATCTGAATGTTGTTCTTGATACCAGGGATATACTGTGCACCAGCCTCTACCAGCACGTTCTTAGCACGGAGAGGACCCCAGATATCAAACAGGTCAGTTGCTACTACATCACCACCCTCATTACCAACAGAGTAGTCAGCAGTACGGAGCTGAACAGACTTACCAGTGTTCATTGCATTGCGCAGCTCCTTCATCAGGTTAAAACGTTTCTTATTAGTCTTCATACTACGGGTTTTGCGAATTTTCTTAATTTCCTCCTCAGGATCTTCAAGTTCATCCTCCTTGAGTTCCTCGTCTTCCTCGTCATCCTCGCGATCTTCCTCATCCTCAGGGAGCTCATCCTCATAACGAGACAGCTTCTCAGTGAGCTCATCCAGGTCCTCGCGGAGCTTCTTGATTTCCTCCTTATTCTTGTTGAATTCATCTTCCTCCTCAGGAGTCATTTCGCGGATTTCTTTCTTGCAAGTAGCAACAATGTCCTTGCAACGCTTCATAAGAACTGCCTGACGATCACGCAGCTCCAAAGAATTAGCATATTTCTTAGCCATATTAATAAATAATCTTAAAATTGGTTTGATTCCTCGTTACTTGATCTTAAATATATCAAGTTCCCTCAACCTAGAATCTAATACATTGTTAATAATCTCTTCCTGTCCTTTTATCATATCAAGTCCCCTTTTTCTGGCATACACATAGGTATCAGAATAAGCGGGATTAAGGACTAAGGAGATGTCATAGAGACCATCTATCTTCTTGATGTCTCTGCAAAGCTGATTGTTCTCATCACGATACCAAGACTCAGCATCAGGATCATCTGCTAACGTGAAAGCAAAAGAACATTCATCAAGGTTACCAGAACGTACATGGAATAGGATTTCATCACCTTTTGGAGTAGTTGGTGCTTCAAACTGGAAATGTAATCCATCTTCCCTCAGTTCTAGTTGGAGTGTTCCTTCACCACCTCTTGAACGAGCTAGCATATAGTTAGGGCTGTCATGTTCATAGTTAGCAATGATATCAGAGCTGTCTATGAGTTCTTGGGTAATGGCTCCTGGGAGAATACGTTCAATGAAACCTCCAAGATCATTACTCCAAGAATTAAAAACTACAGCCATTCCCTTGATAGTCCGAGATTCTGTATCTTCTCTGGAAATGTGAGAACGAGTGTAAATTTTCTTACTCATCGTCTTGTTCATTATTTGAGACCATATTATCTGTAGTCTTTGAATAGAGAACCATATTTTCATCTCCTCCTTCCACCGGTTGGAATCCTAACTGTTCACGTGCTTCATTGATAGAAAGGATACCAGAGGAGACAAGTGTTTGATAATAGTTAGCAGTAGATTGTTTGTCACCATGCAGCATATAAGTTTCATCAAGATTTATCTCTATAAACTTACGCTCTGATGGAAGAACAAGTTTCCTGTTAAATTCATACTCAAACAACTTGATATATGGCATTAAGGTGTGAGATACAAATTCAATATTAGCCTCTTCAATAGCCTTATAAGCATTGGCAGTAGAATCACCTAAAAGAAGAGGATTAAGATTGAAGTATCTAGCAATCTCCTGGACATTGAATGATCTAGCCTCTAACATCTGAGAATCATTAGCATTAGATGACAGAGGAGTATAAGACATATCATCATCCAAGATAACAAGTCCTGAACCTGAATCTCCATTATGAGTTACGGCAAAAGCATTACGAGCTGCTTCCTTTGCTCCTTTTCTTGCACCCTTGATAGTAAGAGCACCCTGTAAAGCACAACCAGAAGAATAATACTTTGAGGCAGCTTTATCTGTTGCTTTAGCCAGGTTCAGTACACGATTGGCATATGATATAAGTGATTTACCAATAATACCATCTGTAGAATTCTTATACAGGTGAATAACATCCACTGGCTCTATTCTACCTTTCCTACAGAATGGAATGAGATAATACAAGAGCTGTTTATTCTGTTGGTAAAACACATTATAAGATCCATGTTCACAATAAATAAGATCTATGGGTTGACCATTTCTAGGATCTCTCTTGATATAAGCTACTGCAGAACCATGAATAATGATATCTGTTACTAATTGTTTCATGAAGTTGAACTTATTTAGTAACATATTCTGAAATAGAGAATTCAAGGGATGATTATAGTCTATCTGGTGTTCCCTCATGATCTTAATAGGGAGTTGTGCTACAGAGTTTGAAATTAATTCTGTGGCAGCAAAGAATGCGGAAAGAGAAGTAGATGATTCATTGAGAGCATACTGTCCAAACAATAGGGCAGAAGCTTGTGGATCTTGCTCCTCAGTTCCTCCATTCCGTTTAAATATATTCTTAAAAGGGTTTTTCATGCTGTTAAAACTTCTCCATCTGATCCGCCCTGCTTATCTAACCAAGTTCCTAGGGCCTGAATCATAGCAATAATCGGGTCTATTTTACGGTTATAGTCTCCACTAGCTTTTATAGGTTTAACATTATCATGCATATCATGCTTCAGCTCTACGTTATTGAAAGACCATCTAGTACAAGGGTTAGTATCTATGATTACTTTACCTTGTCTTAAGAGGATTTCAAATAACTTGGTTGGCTTATTAAAGTTACCTACAGTCTGGGAGAATGGATACAGTGGAAGACCTTCATTAGTAGCATCTATAGCCCATTGAGTAGCATTCCAGGAGTCATATCCAATACCATTCAAGTAACATGTTCCATATACTTGAAGTTGATCTCTGAGAATATAATCATAGTCTACTACATTACCAGAAGTTTGTATAATATATCCTTGTCTTTTCCAGAACTTATAGAGCTCACAATTCAGGGAGTCTGTTATAGTCTGTTCTGGTACATAAATCCAAGACTTGAATACAAACTTATCCGGATGTACTTTTCTATCAGGATCTGGAGTAAACATCACTGAAAATGCGGTAAGGTCTGATACTGCGCTAAGGTCTACACCCATCCATGCTTCTTGATCCGTAAAATCTGAAATGTTAATCTTGTCAAAGCAATCTGTAACTAGGTTTTCTGGAATCCATATGTTCCTAGATTGGAGGAATGAATTAAAGTTCTTTGTCCGGATACCTACTTCAAGGGCCGGATTATTCTTAGCATTAGTAACCTGCTCTTTCAGATATTCATAGCTTACTGTCTGTCCAAGAGAAGGTGTAGCTTTTATCCATACATCCGGGTTCTTCCAATCATCATCCTTGTCTAGTTCATAGATTGCTGAGAACTGTGTGGGATCTTCTAGTGTTCCTTTAAGGATATCTATACAAGTCTTCCTAGTCTCATAACAGGGATATCCATCTAAGAGGAATCCGGCTGTAGTTATGATAATGCCTAGGGGTTGTTGTCTAGAACCTTGGGAAGATACTAGTACATTATAAAGGTCATAGTTTCTGGCTGCATGAAATTCATCTAAGATAAAGACAGAAGCATTATATCCATCTAGTCCCATAGAATCACTAGACAGTACTTGTATCTTAGACTTAGTAACTGGTACAATAACTGAATCTCTATACCTCTTGAATATCCTCTTCCCGGGATCTAGGGAGGCACAGTATTCAGAGGTCATGTCAAAATCAATCTTAGCCTGTTGTCTTGAATTAGCTACTATTTCTATTTCAGCACCCGGTTCATTATCAGCGACAGCCCCTAAGATACCAAGAGCCGCTGCAAATGATGACTTCCCACTCTTTCTAGCCATCATTAAGAATACCTTTCTACATACTCTGAGGTTATTATGTTTCCACTTGAAGCCAAATATAGAGGCTACACACCATTGTTGCCAAGGAAGTAGTTCAAATGGCTTCCCGGCATGTCCCCCTGTAAAATGCTTCATCTTGTATATTACCCTGATCTTTCTTTCAACATCCTCCTTATCAAAATACATGTCATCCCTTTGCTTGAAGTCTTTATATCTCTGACATGCTAATCTGATAGTCTCGCATGATGGTATCTTACCTGAAAGTATATCATCCGGGTATTGATCGTAGAAATAGTTCATACGCTTCTTTTGTTTACTCTAAGATATCATTAAGCAAAGCCTCAGGAGCCATATCCCCTGCTTTAATCCTGGAGTTTGCCATAGGGGTAAGACCAAAGTTCTGAAGTAACCTAAGAAGCTGACCCTGACATAAGTTAAGAACTGAGATAGATCCATTCTTAGTTATCTTGCCACCTTCCCCCTTTACATTAAAACCGTTTACCCTGATATCCTCTTGACATTCTAAGACAATATTGTAATTAAGAGCGATAAGACCAAGAGAAGCAGCCCAAGTCTCGTCTACATGTCCATACTTCTTCTCGAGTGAATCATAGAGTTGGCACATATAGGCTTGTACTGGTTTACTGAAGTTCTTGTAGAGCTTCTTCACTTGTCTTGGATTCATAGGCCTAGTATCTGATTATGCTTCTTATCGGTTGGCAAAGAGATATGAATCCAATCGTAGTTATGCTCATTGATAATCTGACCTACTACTATCATACCCTTCTTTACCATATCTATAATCAACATGTAAAGCTCTCTATTATCCTCTTTAGAATCTGATACTGTTCTAATGTCTGCAGCTTCTCCCATCAGATGTTGACTAGTCTTAACTCCACCTACCGCAGTATTCAACTTCTCACATCTAAAGCCAGAGGTTACAATGATAGGTTTCTTGTATTCATCTCTGATAGGCTGAAGAATCTCATGGACAAGCTTTACAATATTATTCATTTGATCAGACGTTGGAGTATTATCAATTCCAAGTCTTGTAGCAGTAGAAGAATTTATCATTTCTTCTATTGTAAAATTTTCTGTAATCTTAGCCATAGTTTTTATTTAGTATTAGGGCCATTCACCAAGAGGCATATTAAGATCCGCTGGGAATGCAGGACAAGAATTTGTAGCTTTTCCTGTAGTTGCATCAATCCAAATTTGTGATCTAACATTTCCAAAAACCCACTGAGGATTACACTCTAACGGACCAATAGGATTTCTAAGAATACAATGTTTTGAATGAGGTTTCTTGTAATTTGAAGCCATCATAATCTCGTAAGCTTTTTGATAAGAAATTTTCAAACTGTCAGGATTAATTGGATAATCTTCAATCCAAAAACCTTTCTTATCGTTCATAATCCAAGAATCTCCGGAGTGATCTATAAAATAAACATGTGGATCACCGTCTTCTGCAACTTGGAAAATATTACTAAGTTCTGTCCAAGTTCCATCTTGTTTCTCATCATCCAGGAAATATTTCAGAACAATATCTGTCTCATACCAGCGAAAATCTTGTCCAAACTTTTCTGACATAAGTTTCAGATCAAATTGCTGAGCTTTCTCTGGAGATGCTTTACCTAAGACTGGTTTCTTTTTACAACCAGTCAATCCTAGAGCTAAGAATAAAATCATAGCTCCAAAAATAAATTTCTTCATAAGGCTGAATTTCAAATTTTGTGAAAAAGAAGGCAGGACCGGGCTTTTAACGACCGGACTCTATAAAAAATGATAGCCCGGTGTATTAAAAATTTTTTTGTTAACCCCTCCCTCCCCTAAGGATGAGCTGCCTTGTTAAATTTTTTTTTCTCGTTGTGTACTTGATGATGATGATCTTTGCAGAGAGACATAAGATTATCTTCATCCGTAAGTAAACTCCACTTTTCTTCTTCTGTTGTTCCTTCAAGAAATGGTTTGATGTGATGTACTTCTTCAGCTTCCACCACATGACCATCCTCTAAACACATCTGACAGTATGGATGTTCCCTGATATATCTATTTCTAAGGTTCTTCCATTGCGGAGTATTATAGAAACTATCACCATTCTTCCGTCCTGGCTGTGGTGGTTTCTTTATGGATTTCTTTAAATTAATTGTTGGCATATTAGTTCTTGAAGAAAGGGTATATAGGGAATAAGGGAATATTAAGAGGACGGATTAGGATCGATCAGTTGTTGTTTAAAGTTGAGATAGCGTTACCCTTATTCACCTATATACCAAACATATAAAATTCTAGGTAAGAATTAAGAAAGAGTTTAGTGATTATAAAACTCAAACTCTTTATCCTTTAACATCTTGGAATATTGTTTTCTACCTAATTCCTTGATAGCTTCTTTTCTATTATTCCAAGTCTGTTGTGTCTTTGTATTTTTGAACATGGCGAGGTTAGATTGAATTAATGTGTTGTCTTCCTTCTAATACATATAGAAAGGATCTTCTTGGTTCCCTACATTTAACCCCTCGTCAGACCACTCCCCCTATTTATTACCTAGTGGGGATGGTTCATAGTATTTTGTTATTTCTGTTTTGTAAGATGCCATAGACCAAGGTATATCATAAGCTTCTACTCTTTCCATTTCTTGAGATCTTGAATATTGTACTTTCTTTATAGTCCAATGAAATATAGGAATCCTTGACCAATCTAAAGTATATAAGTCAAATAGATATGCTGTCTCCTTATTCACTAGAGACATATACCAAACATAAGAGAATCCTGTAGTAGCTTTAAATATTCTCTCTAGTTTTGATAGCTTCATCTCTGAGGTTGGAAATGCTAGAGACTTATTACGTTCTTTAATCTCTATAGCATAACTGGCTCCTGTACTCTCATTGTATAAGGCAAGATCAAAATATGAATATGGTGGTTGTATTTCCCATCTTAAGGTTTGTTTCTTGAGGTTTGGAAATATTGATAGGATTGCATTGTGAGTAATCCAGGCATCTAATGTTTCTTGTTTCTGTATGATTGTAGACATTTTGTAGACATGGCGATGACCTCAGTGGTTTAAAAAGGGAGAGAGACATCCAGAGAGGTCACCCTTATTAACTGGACATCTCTCCTTTATATAAAATAATTATGGCAAAAATCTTCTAGTCACTTTTATAGTTACGTTGAAAAACTTCCTGCTATTTTCACAAACCACAGGAAGTGATGATTATACATAAGACAATAAATTTTGATTAACTTTAACGATTTATGGCACAATTCAAAAAAGTTAGTTTTAATTAACGTAGAAACGTAGAAAGTAGTTTAGTTTGTCTGAGAGTGATGCAAGGCGAAGAATGAGTTACTTTTTGAAGTAACGATAATACTCTCTCAAACGTACTCAGACTCACTTGGAACGTCTTGTACGTATATAAGGCGATGTGACATTTTTTTGTTAAATAAGTGGGCTTTTTTGGTCATTTTTTGCATAAATAGCCTCAAAAACATCAATTTTGACCCACCCCTCTGTTTTTCCCTCTTTTTTTAGCATAGTAAGAATTCTTTCTACTATGTATTGAGTATAACATTTCTCCATTCCATCTATATCTGTTCTTGTCATTCCTGAGATTCTGAATACTAAGAATGATATAGTCTTCACAATAAATGCAGTCAGGTCTTTACTCAGGCTTAGTCTCTGATCTACCTGAAAGGATGATTCTTTGATAGTAACTCCCCTAAGCTTAGAGAAGATATACTTACTTTTATGATTTACTAGTTTCATAATGAGAATAAAAAAAGAGAATGACAGTCCTCACGGATTTGCCATTCTCGCCGTAATAGTTTTATCTATTACTGACTTTTTGTTGAGTAATTTAATAATAGCAAACGTAATAGTTATACGTTTATAGTTCCACTAGGGGCCATGTCTTTAAGAATTTTTGATTTTGTCTACATTAGTAAGGATTTAAGCCCCTAGTAAATGTGTTTCATACATTTACGATAAAAAGAGTTTCATAATTTTACCTTTCCATGATCTAGTAGAATAGATGAAGGACCAAAGAATGGAGGATTGTATGATATCTCTAATCTATATACCTTCTTAGATTCTCGGGTGACCTTAACTTCTGATATAACTTCTCTGACAAACTTGGAACATATGGCAGGATCTATAACGGAATCTATATCTACAGTTTCCGGTTCCTTAAGACTTTCAAGCTGATATTCTAATCTCTTTAGTTGTTTGGACAGAGTAGATCCTTCTTGTTTAGTCTGGGCTCTTAATGAATCAGCCATCTCCTCTGATATCTTTCCTTGTATAAATCTAAGTTCTATCCTCTTAAGTTTCTCCCGGTTATCCTCTAATCTCTTATTCCCTACCTTTATTTTCTGTTGTATATCCTTAATAAGATCTTGGGGTAACTCTCTGTTGTAATATGAAACTCTGACAATATCCCATAAAGTATCATCTATTAGTCTGGAAGATATTGATAAACCTGTCTCAGAATGTGTAGAGGATGAATAATAATCACTCCCCTTCCTTTTCTTCCCAATCATAGTATACCCTGACATATCTTTTAGGATAGATCTGGCTAAGAATATATGATGATAGACATGTTTACTCTGTTTCTGATTTCCCTTTAAATATTCCTGAGCTTTGTTGAATAATTCTAAGGGGATAATTACCGGTTCCTCTGTATATCTCTTAGACTTCAGAATATTATAGACTTTATGTTCTACATTATTTTGGAGGAGACCAAGATCCTTTAATTCTTTGGAGATTGAGGAAATGGAGTGATCACCAGAAACCATCATCATAAATATTCTCTTGATGATCTCGGATTCCCCTTGGTTGATGATAATATGTTTTGAAGAATCTAAGGAATAACCATATTTAATCCTTCCTCCAATAAATCTACCAGCCATCTTTGCATACATCTTACCTCTCATCATTCTAGCCTTTGTATTATACATCTCCTGTTCAGCAAAAACGGATAACATACCAAAAGCAACATTGGCCATCTGATTAACTTCCCCTGTACTGTCTAATAATCTGAATTCCGGTTTGAGACATACTAACTGAATACCATGATCTACTAAGAATTGTTTGATATTGAATGATACATCTCCACGTCTAGCTATTCTGGTAACTTCATAGATATAAACACACCTAACGGATGGATCTTGTTCTATAGTCTCCTTTAACATTAGAAGACCCTTTCTCTCATTTTCTCTGAGAGATATACCAGATTCATGATGAGCTATAATAATCAAGTCCCCACGGCTGTAACCATCTCTGAGAGAAGCTTGAATTAATTCTGATGTCTGTTGATCTAAGTCTTGACCTTCTGTTGATACTCTTCCTAAAATTATTGCCTTCTTTTTCATATTCATTGTAAATTTAATGGTGCAAAGATAAGAATTAATTTTCTAATAGCACCATAATCTTAACATTTTCTCACAAATTAAAAGGAATATTATGGTGCTTTATGAACTTATTAAGATTTCCTTGATAACCTTAATATCCGTTTCCTTGATTAACCTGGCTAACTTTGATGGACTAGCTTCCTCTACTTTTGGCCATAATCCAATTAATCCATTCATCATTAACCTTAACTTTATAGCTTCCTTAATTTCTTTCTTCTTCATAAAATCTAAGATAATAATCATATTAATATTAACGATTAATTCTTATTTTTATTATGAAGAAGAAAAATAAAAAATAATTTGAGATTTATCTCAATCCTCGTTAACTAACTTGTTTAGTTAATGAGATATTTCTTTCTCTATAATTATTTATTATTTTATTTATTTCTTTATTTGTTTTTATGTGTATACATCTCTAACAATGTAAATATAGCGTACTTAACTTTTTTGGCGCAGAATAAAAAAGAGGAGATAGCAGTCTTAATGTTAGTTTTTATACTAACTCCTACCTCTCCTCTTGTATTAGTGTTGTTTCAATTCTTTCAAGATCGTTGATATAATTCTTTGAAATTGTCTCAAGGATTTAACAACAATTCCATCTCTCTCCTGATAAAGAGCCCATAATTTACGGGAGTTGATTACTAGTATTTCATCATTCTTCAGTATAGACAAGACATCATCTTTCTGAGATTCATGTTTTTTTAGGGTTTTATCTTTAGGACTCTTCCAATCCGGGTGTTTCTTCTTCAACCACTTATAGACAGTTACAGAAGAGGGGGTGAATGAGATCGGGAATTTACGTTTTATCAGTTTTTCCTCGATTTCCTTGATGTTATCGGTTACGCTTTTCCCCAGATCAAACCAAGTATCTAAGAGTTGTTCTATGTTTTCCTCTCTCCATTGTTTATATTCAGTTATAGTACGGGGACTTCTAGGATCACCTTTTTTGAATATAACCTCTTTATTCCCGTGTTTCTGGTTCCAAGCTATTACATCATCTTTCTTCATCTCCCATAATTCACTAAGAGATCTACTATAAACAGCTCCGATCATTTCTACCAGGTGTTTCATAGTAATATCCTTTCTTGTGAATCCTCTTCTCCAATCATAGATAAGCCAGAAGAAACCTATATCTGGATCATTATTTCCGGTCATTAATCTCCGGAGTAT